CGCAGCATCACCAGCTTTCTTTACAGTGCTACTTGCAGTGCTTTGAACCCTTTTACCTGCACTTGCAAAAGATTTTCCAGTTTTTTCAGCTGCTTTACTAAACTTATCACCAGCTTTGGAGGCAGCACTATTCGCAGCATTACCAGCTTTCTTTACAGTGCCACTTGCAGTGCTTTGAACTTTCTTTACAGTGCCACTTGCCCTTTTACCTGCACTTGCAAAAGATTTTCCAGTTTTTTCAGCTGCTTTATTAAACTTATCACCAGCTTTAGAGATTGCACCTGAAACTCTCTTCCTGATATTATTAATCTTAATTCCTTTCTTCTTTGGAGATAAAGATGCAATTGGAGTATTTGGTCTATCAGTTGCTCTTGGCTTGTATTTCCCACTAGCACTTACATTACCAGTAACTTTACTAACACTTTTCTTAACTCTAGATGAAGAAGATTTTTGTAATTTTTGAGTTTTAGATTGTTTCTTAGATGCTTCTCTACTATCAATTTCTGCTTTTATCTCTTCATAGGATTTTCCACCCCTTCTTCTTTTGGCTTCTCTTACTTCTGTTATCAGAGACTCATCAAAATCTTCAAATGCTTCTTTAATATCTTCTAAAGTATATCCCTCTTCAAGAAGTTCTGCTACAGCACCTTCAACGACAATATCGAGCTGCTCATCAGATAGCAACTCGATTTCTTCGTGAATAAAGATTGGTGAATTTTCCGAATATATTTCTTGATAAGCTTCGGTTAAGTGTCTAATCTGAGTAGAATTCATTCTCTGATATACCTTTAATTAATAAAAGTATTTATGTATCAAAGTTTTCCATCTACAACTGCATTGCCAACAACTCTAGTGTATTGCTCTAGGGTTCCTTCCTGTTCACACTTCAAATGCCATCTACTCATATCAAGAACAGCCTCAAAGGTTGCACCAGTAAGAAAATCTTTCCCAGTATCTTTTCTTACACTAGTAAACAATCCGAATCTTGTCTTGCGAATATAGAAAGCATCATCAATCCAATCAACTTCTGTGATTTCGGGATGTTCAGTCTGCTCCATTATCCTCCTTTTTATTAAATCCAAATGGTCCTTCTTTGTCTTCGAGGGCGACTTTGAGTGCGACCCCACCAACCGCTTCCATAACTCTGAGAATGTCTTCTGCCCTTGCTCCTTCACCAAGTTCTTTGGCAACATACCAGTATTTAGGCCAGAATGTCTCTCCTGCCTTTTCATAATCTTCAAGTGTAAGTAGTTTCATTTTCCAACTCCGTGATCAGGTGCTTTTTCTTCAAGTTTACGAATATCCCTGTGCAATCTTTCTACTGCCTTACGAGTTTCTTCAGTCTCATCCCACTCCCAAGTATCTCCAGACTTGGTTACAAAAGTTCTCTTAGTCATAGGTCTCCCTCCTTACGATTTTCGGAATTATGAACATCAAACTCTCCGCCAGGATAACGACCGACAAGTTTATCGACATTCATCTCAAGCACTTCATCGAACGTTGTATCCAGAGCAATACATGCTTGAGCAAGATACCAACATACATCTCCCAGTTCGCGCTTCATATGAAACACATTTTCTTCGGTATATGGTTTACCTTGGAATACAATCTTTTTTACAATCTCAGTAAACTCACCAGATTCTGCACATAAACCAACAGCAGCAGTCATTAGTCGTTCTGGTTGTGCGCCATTACCAGAGAGTTCCTGAAGACGATAGATCATTGCTTCAGTGTCTTTAGATGGTTGACTGGTCACACCATCAACAAAATTTAGATACCTATTAGTATCAACTTTATGAGACATACCTTCTTTACTGATTGAAATAGTCATTAAAATTTGAACCCCTCAAATGATTTTTTGATTGTGGACTCTTCGTAACTATACTCTTCTTCTTCTCCTTTGTCAAGTATATCCTCCTGAGCACTCTGCTCACAATCATACAATCTCATCTTTGCACGATCAATACCAATCACAAATCTCTTGAAGAAATTAACATCGTTGTATCGATTCTTCAACTGCTTTACCATAATTTGTCCCAGCCCCTCAAGCTCATCTGAAGAAATAAGGGCAAACATAAGATCAGCAGTAGCAGGGAGACCAAAGGACTCACTAGTATCAGTAATGTCAACATCGGAGCTCCCATAGCCAGAACGAGTGGTCTGCGTGGCAGAAACGATAGGGACGTTTGCTTCAACAGCCAGTCCTCTAAGCTCTTCTGCAACCGACTTAATATAAGAATATGAATTGACATTGCCGTTTGAGCGATACCTGCTGGAAGCACATATATTAAGGTAATCAATGAAAATAATATCAGGTCTAAATGACTTCTTAAGTGCAAGTTCATTAAGAAGTGCTTTAAAGTGTCCACTGTGAGCACTGGCTGTAGGATACTCTTTAATTATAAGTGTTCCCTGAGTTTTGTTTGCTAGATTTGTTACCTTATTCTCAAACATTACTTTTGGCAATTTTGAGATTTCTTGAATGGGTACATTAAGGAGGTTCGCATCAATTCTCTCTGCAATCTTTTCTTCAGCCATCTCAAGCGTAATGTAGAGAACGTTACTTCCTTGAAGGAGGACTGAAGAAGCAACGTGGCACATGAACAAAGACTTACCGACACCTGTACCAGCAAGAGCGACGTTGAGACTCTTGTTAACCAAACCACCCTGTGTAATTCTGTTAAAATATTCCAGATCGAATGGGATTCGGTCTTCCTTCTGTGTGTAAAACTTAAATCGCTCTTCATAATCGTTTAAATAATCGTGACCAATATTAGAATCAAATGACACTGCTAAGGCATCAGATAGGATACCAGGAATAGCATCTCTACCTTTCTGCTCATCACTTCCATCAGCGAGAGCAATTGATTCCATGAGTGCAAGATATATAGCACGATCTCGACACCACTTTTCTGTGGTGTCAATTAGCCAATCATAATCTGTCGGTTCATCCTCCAAGTAGCTGATAAGTTTTGTCACCTCTTTAAACGAGGTGTCGTTGATATCAGTGCGTTTCTCTGCTTCAATACAAAGGACTTCCTTTGTGCTCAGAGAATTATACTGATTGACATAATTAAAGATTTCTTCATAGACAACCTTTTGGTTTGGATCTTCGAAGTAATCTGGTTTGATGAAAGGAATTACCTTTCTTAAATACTTTTCATTATATAATAGGTTTCTAAGAATTAGAACCTCAATTTTGTCCATAACTGAATTCCCTCTGTGCAATTTGTTCGAGTTGGTCCATTACTTCTGGAGTGAAGTATTGTTCTGGGTCTTTATAAATTGCCTTTGCATAGACTTTTTTGCCATCTATCTCATATCGACCAGCAACGTTTTTCCAAAGTCCGCCAATCTCACCGAGTTCAAGAAGACCATAATATCGATCAAGACCACGCTCATCATAATACAAACGCACCGTAACATCTTGGTTCTCCTTGCTTAAACGCGACTTAGCAGTCTTTGCCTTGATAAGGTTTCCAACGACATCGGTGCCGTCTTTCTCCTTCTTCTTGGACAAATAAATGATGGTAGAAGCGGCATACTTGAGACCACTGCCACCTCCCATTTCTTTAGTTGGGACATAAGCGCCGATGACATCATAGGTGTGATTGGTAACGATCATTGGGATGTTGGCTTGACCCAACTTAAGGGTCAACATGCGGAATGCACCTTTGGTCAATTGAGACTTCGTCATGTCGCGGACTTGTTTGTCGTTGAGTGCGTCTGTAATCTCTTTCTCTGTTGAGAGCATCCCTAAGGAGTCTAGCACAAACATGCAAGGTTTGCGATCCTCTTCAGACTTTTTTAAATACATATCAACGGCTTTCAATGCCTTTGATCTAAACTCTTCAATTGTGACTACATTAACTACGACCAACCGATCAAGGTCAATGCCCCTACTTGCGAGAAGAGACTTATTAACAGCGGCTTCAGTATCAAAATATAAACAATACCCGTCAGGATTAGAATCCAGGAAGTTCTTGACAACTGCAAGCGAGAAGAAAGTTTTTCCAGTGCTAGACTCGCCAGCAATGGCAGTAATCTTATTCCCAGATACACCACCAAATATAGACCCTGAAACAAGTCCGTTAAAAATAAACGAACCTGTGTCAACATATTTTTCTGTGTCGTCGATGTCTGCTGCGAGTCTTGTGTAGTCATCTCCGATTTCTTTTACAATCTCTTTTAAGAAGTCCATTAAATTACAAATCCAAATTGTTCAC